CTCAGGGCCATCATCCAGTTGAGTTCAGCCTGAATCATCTCCTCATCACTCATGACCTTATTGTCATCGATCATGTCATCCAGATCGTGAGCCCGTCTTGCAAATAGCTCCACAAACTGCCACGCCTTCTCATTGTTGTGAGTCAGGCGCATGAAGTCTGGTTTGATGGATGTGTCGAAGTGCATTAAACCAATTTGGTCACCTTGAGCTGGCTGTATATCTCTGGATGGCCTGTAATGTCAGCAGCTCTTCCCAGACCATTGCTTGTTTGGCTTAATTTTGATTTGAACCTAAGCTCAAATGTCTTTTGGTCTGATATTGTAAACACCCCTGAAATAGTAGACCAGAGCGTCTCCGTGTCTGAGCTTCCAAAATAAATTGAAGTGCCATTCAGTGTTGTGGATGAATCACTAAAATTATAAAGCCAGCTTGTGAAGTTGCCTGAATCATACCCCGGAACTCTTGCGATAACAGAATATGTCCCTGCAGCAAGTGTGAACTGGCCAGACGAAAGCGAGACAATAATGCCGTCAGGATCAGAAGACTGATTTAAATCTCTTGTCTGATCAGTCGTATCAGATGCCCCAGCGTTTACACCTTGAGATTGCTGTTCCCATAGTTCTGCAACAGATATAGACAGTGAGCTTTTTGCTTCCCACTGGATATTGCCTGAAGAGTCTGAGCTGATGAACTTATTTGCACCATCAGTAACAATCTGGCTGATGTTAATCGTGTCTGTGCCATCCTGAGCTGACCACTCTGGGTTGGCTCCAGCACCCTTGGTCTTCAAGAACTGACCATCAGATCCCGGGGCCAGCTTCACAAGGTCACCGTCAGCATTGTAATACAGGATCTGGCCCTGAGTGCCTTCCTCAAGCTTCGTTAGACTCAGGTTGTGATCATTGATCTTGCTGTTGATGTTGATTCCCTGCTCAAGCTTGCTTGTGATTACAGAGCCATCAGAGAGCTGTGCAGACGAGAGTTCACCAGAGAACCGAACAGAAGGAGACCCAAGCAAGTTCAGCTTGGGGTATGTGACCTTCTCGCCATCTGAGAAGTTGTATGATGGGTTTACAATAACTGAGAGTGGCATGATCTTATGCGGTTATGATTCTGTGGCCTGAGGCAGACATGTAGAATTTAGTGGGAGTAAAGTTCACTGTGGAATTAGCCTTTACGTGAACACTTACGTAATCGTTTTGATCCATCTCGATGTGGCCAATTAGTGTTATGTTCTTCCTGTCAGCAAGCGTGCTAAAGAAAAACTGCTGCTCAGTTTGAGTGATGACAGTTGAAGAAGCTTCGCTGTCATCGTATTTAACTATCACCAAATCCACTGTATGAGCACTGTTAACATCTATGCCTCCTGAGATGCTAACATGAATCTCTGCATCAACTGGGATATCTCCAGTGTATTGCAGTTGGCCATTACCGGGCATCGAGAAGTTGGTCATGTTTGAGTGCGTAGCAGTGGTAAGTGACAATGCTTGATACGATGTTGTCAATGGAGTTGCTGCAGCAGAGCTTCTGTAAATAGCTCCGAATGGATTAACATCGTGCTCGGTAACATGCTGTGGATACCACTTGCCAGCAGTATTGCTGACAATGGTGAGTGTCTCACCTTCACTTATCCTCACATCTCCTAAGCCAGCAGGCCCCCAGTCAGGGCTTCTGATAGTGATGAAGCTGGAGGTAGCGTTAATGATGTTCTTAACAGTTATATACCCAGTCTCTGGTGTGGACAGAATGAAAGGAGACCCTGCACCACTGCTGATGATGTTATACAGCTTCGTGTCACTGACGGTATTGCTGCTGGTATCATTGTAGGTCTGGCGGAACGTGTGCGGAGCATTGAGGGATATCTCAGGGTCCCCTGTGCCGTTGCCGTTGGCTACGGTGAGCCCAGTAGCACCAGTGATTGTCCTGACATTGGCAGCTCCACTGCCGTCCAATGCAACTATCCCAGCAGTTCCACTGAGTTCATCAATGGACCGAATGTTTCCCTCGGCATAGTTGAGCTGCTGTAGTGTTGTGATGAAGTCATTCCGGGTTACTGTCTGGGCATTGACTGGCCCGTTAACCGCATCGACTACGAAGTTTTCTGTGCTGTCTGGCATATTACCAAAGTCCTGAGTGTTGTCCTTCTCGTTTCTGTCCTGTTGTCGATCCAGAGGTCACGCTATGCAGTCTGATCCTGCCATCGATGCCCTCTATCTTGACCTGAAAGTAAGCTCCCCTTCTGTCTACCCTCATCTTGTGGGTCCAGTATTGATACAGGTCCAACTGAGTTCCAGTGGAACCCAGAACAGTGCCGGGGTCAGCACTGTCAGTGTCAAGGATGACAGAGTAATCCTCTCTGCCGGGAGTCTCGTGAGTGTCATCCAAATTCTGGATGTCCCAGTCCTCCATACCAAAGGTCATGTATTTTGTGCGGTTAGGGAACGTGAAGCTGGTATTGTCAACAATGACTGATTCCTCCTTCACTCCATCCACAATCCCAGTCACCTTATATTCTGGGTCCCACGTTGAGACGTAAATCTGAGCCTGCTGGAATCTCCTTCGATTCCCTGCTTCAAACCCGTAGCCACGAGTCTTAATCATGAAGCTAATGGGCCTGTCCTCTACCTTGATGGTGTCAGAGCAAATGACCTGCAGGTATGGGTCCACATTCCCATACTGATCCCTGATGCTGACCAGAATGGGTGATGTGCTCTCGAAACGCACACCACATCCGTTGTCGCTTTCTGTGGTTTCCCCAGAGAGCCAGCCGTCTTCCGTGAACCCTGTGAACAGGTTCGCCCCAGCTATCTCGCAGTGATCTGCATTGTTCTCTGAACCAACTCCCCATAGCCATCCATCTTCTGGGTCATTTACATTGCCCTCAGTAGACTCAATGATCGGAAGACTGCCATCAGTGATCTCTGAGTCAGCATCATCAATGATCTCCCTGCTTCTGGTTGCAGTGACTACCGTCCCGTTGTTGACCTGAACAGTAGTGCCTTCACTCACATGACCCTTGACCATTAGGTCGCATGTGTAGGTTCCCTGAACGATGGGACGGCCCTCAAGGTCAGCGTATTCGTAGAGCCCGATTGTGCCATCATAGTCTACGTAGTAGAGATGCTCAGAGCCTTGGAAGTCTGCCACAAACAGATACTTGATCTTGATGGCCTCTCCAGTGTCATAGCCAGACCAAGCTCCATTAATAAAGTCATAAACGAGCACAGCACTGTTCTGCTGCCCTCCATCAATCGGGACGCTCAGGTAATACCTGTTCCTCCAGTAAGCTGCACAGGCCGTCTCCTTGGCCACATTGAAGTCGATCCTGTCGATCAGTGGCTGGATTGGTGTGCTTGCTGGCTCTGAGATCCCCTGCAGCTTGTTCTGCTCTGTCAGCCTCAGTGATACCACACCTCTCTGGCTCAGGAACCACAGATCGTTGCCTGCGCTGGCGACAGACCTTGTTCCCACGAGACCGTATTCTGTGGTCACCTGATCCAGCACGGCGTTGTTCCCCCAATCTCCTACGAGATTGCTGACCGTGTAAATGCTTGTGTCCTTGAATACTACTACGGTCTGATCGTTCCACTTGTAGAGTCTGCGAATGTTGTCAGAGTCACCCTGATTGATCTTGAAGTTGTTGTAGACCGCATCGTAGTTGGTGTAGCTCAGGATGTCGCTGACTGCCACGTGATCTGACTTGTAGCCTCCAGACGGCTTGTGGGGGACAAGAATGCGGTTCTGGAAGAACAGGGTTGTGTCAGAGTTTGGGATCGGGTTGGTTCCGTTGTCAGAAGCAGGAGCCTCAATGAATCCTTCAGCAAGTGAAGACATGACAAGCTGACTCTCGTCAGGACCTCGAGACAGGATGACTTTATCAAATGCCTGAGTGAACCAGTATTTGCTGACCGTGTTGTTGCTGGTGAACTTTGTGGACGGGACAGTCAGGCCAACGCTGCAGGGTATGGGCTCAATGCTGTTCCCATATCGAGCCCTGTAGAGATTCATAGTGACCCCATCGAGGCTGGCAGCTATCAAGATCCAGTCAGCCCCATTAGGATCATTCCACACACCCACTCCATAGACCTGACCTAGAGCAGTTGTGATCTGTCTATTCCAGTTAATATCACCGTTGTTCCACTCAATAGGCCACGTAAAGCCGTATCGATTGAACCACGTCAGAGGCATTACACCCTTTCTGGGCTCTGCCACACCAAATCTGAACCTTGCATTAACGGCCTCAGACACCATACCGGGAGCCAGCATGTGAGGCTGCTGCCTCATGTCTACACCCACAAATCCATTGTCGCCTGCTGTGATAGGCGCATCATCGTTGATGGTGTAGTTCCTGTGCTCCCTCATGTGTAAAAACC